TGACCCTGCGTGGTGTTTGTACGATTTGCTAATTGATCAGCGTCGTTATGGGGTCGGGGTAGATGAAAGCACGTTGGATAAGTTTGACTTCTTTTCTGTATCCCAATTTTGCAACCAGCTTGTTGATGATGGCAAAGGGGGGCAAGAGCCACGATTCAGCCTCAACATCCTTATTAACAGTAGAGACGAGGTTTACAACGTCATTCAACAGCTGACAAGCGTTTTTCGTGGCATTGCTTATTACGGTGCGGGATCGCTTGTTCTCAGGCAAGACAAGCCTACTGATGCGCAGTATCTGCTTAGCCCTGCAAACGTTATTGATGGCATATTTACGTATTCAGGAACAGCAGAAAAGACAAGGCACACTTGCGCAACTGTTGGCTGGCAGAGTTATGACACCCTTGGGGAAATTGAATATGAATACGTTGAAGATGCTGAGGCAGTGGCGAAGCACGGCATTATCAACAAAGAGATTCGCGCTCTTGGTTGTTACTCGCAAGGTCAAGCGCACAGGCTCGGCAAGTGGACATTGTTGAGTGAGAAAAATCTCACCGAAACTTGTTCTTTCAGCGTTGCTATTGATAGCGGCATTGTGCTCACCCCTGGCGTAGTTGTAGATATTGCCGATCCATTGCGTGCAGGCACAAGGCGCAGTGGGCGTGTCAGCTCTGCAACCACAACTGTCATTACGGTTGATAGTGACACCGATCTGTCAGTTAATTTGGCTAATTCACCGACTATCTCGGTGATAATGCCAACTGGTTTGGTTGAGACAAAGACGATTAGCAGCATTTCTGGGACTGCAATTACTGTCTCATCTGCTTTTAGTGAAGCGCCTAACGCTGCTGCAATCTGGTTAATTCAAACCAGTGATATTCAGTCACAACAGTTCCGTGTTGTTTCTGTTGTTGACAACAATGACGGCACGATCGGTGTCAGCGCCCTCGCTTACAACGAGTCGATCTATAACGCCGTTGAACAAGATGTTTCGCTTACTGCACGAGACATTACAAACCTGTCAGGCATCCCTGCAGCTCCAGAGGGCCTAAGCGGCACTGAATTTCTCTATCAAGAAGGTCAAACGGTTCACACTGGCTTTGATCTCAGCTGGAGTCATGGCCGTGTCAACGTCAATGAGTTTGAGGTCAAGTACAAAATTGATAACGACAACTTCCAGCAAATAACTACTGCCACACCGTCTGTCACGTTGCGTGCTTTGCGTGCAGGCACTTTGACGGTGCAAATTATCGCCAAAAACTACCTTGGCAAGCAAAGCGCAACTGCATCATCGACATTCGTGTTGGTGGGTAAAACGGCAGTTCCTGGCGATGTGCAGAATCTGTCGATTGAGCCAATCAGCGCCAATAGTGCTCGGCTGCGTTGGGATCAGACCGCTGATCTTGACGTGAAAGTGAACGGTCTTGTTCACGTTAAGCACAGCAGCTTGACCGATGGAACGGGTACTTGGCCTAATTCTGTTGACTTGGTCCCTGCTGTTGCGGGCAACTCAACGGAAGCCATCATCCCGCTGGTTGAAGGTGAGGTGCTGGTCAAGTTTGAGGATGAGCTGGGGAACAAGAGCACGAACGCCACCAGCGTGCTGATGGATTTCCCTGATGCTGTTGGCAGGATCACAGTTCAAACGCGAAGGGAAGATCAGGACACCCCGCCGTTCCAGGGCACTAAAACTGACTGCAACTACAGCGACGATCTTGATGGGTTGGTAATTGACGGCGACGACACCTTCGACAACGTGGCAGACGTTGATGCCATCACGGCTTTTGACTTTTTGGGAGATATTAGAAGCTCTGCTGAGTATCAGTTCAACAACACGTTGGACCTTGGCGCACGTTTTGCGCTGGACATCAAGCGGCGGTTTGTCACCAGGGCTTTCTTCCCTAACGACACGATTGATGCCCGTACTGCGAATGTCGACACTTGGAACGATTTTGATGGAACGGAAGCTGATGCTGTAAACGCCAAGCTTTACATGCGAAGGACTGACGACGATCCTTCAGGTTCTCCGACTTATACAGCCTGGCAGGAGTTTGTGGCTGGCACGTTTAAGGGCCGTGCGTTCCAGTTCAAGGCAGAGCTAACCAGTGCTGACATCGCGCAGAACATCCTGATTGACCAGCTCGGCTATGAAACCAGCTTCCAACGCAGGGAGGAGACAGGGCAACCCACAGCGTCGGGCACCAGCACTAAATCTGTGAGCTTTGCTAATGCCTTTTTTGTGGGTACGTCGGCGCTAGGCAATCTCAACAACTTTCTGCCGAGCGTTGGCGTTATGGTCCAGGACTTAGGCGCGGGTGAGCGGGTCAACGTCAGCAACGTGACGGGCACTGGTTTTGATCTTGACGTGCTTGATTCAGGGGGAAGCAACGTGAGCCGCACGTTCACTTATACGGCTGTGGGCTTTGGCAGGGGCGTTTAATATGAGGGCAATCTTTGTCTAAAGACTCGTGGCGCAAGCAGACGGAGTTGTAGCCAACGGAACGGGAGCTGCGGTCCGTTCAGATTTGAATGATCAGCTTGCGGCAGTTTTTACAAATCACTCAGGCTCTAGTGAGCCAGCAACAACCTACGCATATCAGTGGTGGGCTGACACAACTGCCAACGTCCTGAAGATCAGGAACAGCGCCAACAACGCATGGATCACACTGCGTCAGCTTGACGGCACGATGCTGATTGAGGACGGCAGCGCCACAGAGCCTGGCCTTGCATTTGCTGACGACCTAAATACTGGCATCTTCAGCCCTGCTGCAGATCAAATCGCTTTTACGGCTGGCGGCACAGAGCGCCTTGAGCTTGGAAGCTCTGAGGTTGTATTTAACGACGGCGGGAATGATGTTGACCTCCGTGTGGAGGGAGACACCAATACTCAACTGCTGTTTGTCGATGCAGGAAATAATCGAATCGGTATTAACACAGGATCTCCTGGGTTCAAGCTTCACACTGTAGAAAGCGGGTCGGCTGCTGCTATCTGTGCATCTTCTGATGTTTCTGCCGATGCCTTAGCTGCACGATTTGCTCTTGGCAATTCCGTAGGAACTGCACGTTTTACCATCAACCTGAAAGGTGGCAATAGTGAGCTTGCTTATTTAGGCACTGAAGGCAATTTCCCATTTTATTTCCAAACCAACGGCTCAGAGAAAGCGCGCCTGGACGCATCGGGGCGGTTCTTGGTGGGTAAAAGCTCCGTAGACCTAAGCAACTCGAAGCTAGAAGTAACAGGTGCCTCAAATACAAATTTTATATCAATTTTAAACGAGTCTGCAAGCGATGCTGATGGCAACCGCTACAGCAAACTTTTCTTTAGAGGTACACAAAGCGGAGGAGAAACATCAACGCTTTGCAGTGTCCAGTCTGGTCACGACGGATCTTCTGATGATCAAAAGGGCAGGCTAACTTTGCACACTAATGATGGAAGTGACGACAATAACCCGACGGAGAGGGTCAGGGTCGATTCAACTGGCAATATCGGAATCGGGTCAACATCTCCGCAAGGACCGCTGCATGTAGCAAGAACCAGTGGCAACGCGAAGATATTCATACACCGTACAAATGCTGCCTCGAACACTGACGATTACGGAAGTGTTATTTGGAGAAGCAACGGCAATAATAATAATGGAGCGATCGGTGTTGCAAGGCAGAGTGCTGAAAACGATGGCTACATGTTTTTCAGTACAGCTAGCGGCGGTACTTTGTCCGAGCGGATGCGTATTCTTGCGCAAGGCGGCCTGACGTTTAACGGCGACAATGCTGTTGCAAACGCTCTCAACGATTATGAAGAGGGCACATTCACTCCTGTTGTTACTCTTACTTACAACCCAGGCGGCAGATCAATTACTGACAATGGCTCTGGAACAGGAAAATACGTCAAAGTGGGCAAAATAGTTTATTGTGAATTTTTCTGTGGATACACTGCGATATCTGGTTCAGGATCTTTCAACGTTGGAGTGACTCAGCTTCCATTTACCGCAGATACTACATTGCAAGGAACTGGCGGCGCTGGAAGAAGCAATATCAATGGCCATATGTTTATTCTGGAGCAGGTCAATACGACTCAGGTTGGGGTGCTCAGAAAGTATGACAATAGTGGTCCTGTTGACGGTGCAGACAACTTTACTTGTCACCTTACTTATATCAGCACTTAAAAGTTTGCAGCCCGCAACGGCTCAAAACTACGCCTAAACCTGTCTCGTTCGGAGAACGTTCCTAATGGCTATCACCAAGCGCACTGAACTTAAAGAAGAGATCCTGCCTAATAAGGTCATCCAAATTCGCACCACTACGGTGGTAGAAGAGGATGGTGTTGAGTTGGCGCGTAATCATCACCGTCACTCCGTTGCTCCTGGAGACGATGTGACCGGTGAGGCGCAGGAAGTTCAAGACATTGCCGCAGCACTTTGGACAACTGAAGTGATTGCCGCTTACGCTGCTTCTGTTGTCGAAACTTCACCTAACTGATAACAATCAATGGCTAATACCTACGTTTGGAAAATCGCCAACCTTGACAGAAATCTGTCAGACGGTTTTGCGCATACGGCACACTACACCGTGCTCGCAATCAGCGATCAGGTTGACTCTGACAACAACCCTTACAACTCAGGGGCTTACGGCAGCATCAGCCTTGATCGTCCTGGCACGCTGGCCGATTTTGAGGATCTGACTGAGGCTGACATCGTGGCAGCTGTGCAGGCCAAACTCGGTGGCGCTGAAAAGGTGACTGAGATTCAGGATGCGTTGGCTGCACGGATTACTGAGCAGATCCACCCGACTCAGGCATCTGGCAAACCTTCTAGCTGGTGATCTAATGCAACGACCTGACCCTTTGATGACCGCCGGCTACGGCGCGACTGATGTTGAAGTGATGAAGGCCCGGACGCTTTGGATGGAGGAGCTATTTTTCCTCGATGGCCGCGACATGATCTCGCACCCAAAGCACGGCTTGTTTGTTGGCTTGGCGGAGAAGTACCGCAACCTGGACTCAACTGACGGCTACTGATGGCCAAGTCACTTAACGGGAATGTCTTCATTGTCGGGAAACCCAAGCGGACCACGCAGGGAGCTGGCAAGCACTCCCGCCCCAAAAAAGGCAAAAAGAGATACCGTGGCCAAGGCCGTTGATTTAACTTCAAATGCTCAAAACTTTTCTTGTGAGTGGTGCCGTCGCTATTGCGGGTGCTGCGCTGGGATCTCCTGCAATCGCAGATCAGGGTTTCTACGTGAATCCTGAGATCAACATTGGCGTCGGCACTGAGACCGGCGTGGGTGGTGCCGTCACCGACCTGCACGTTGGTTACGAGTTCTCGAACGGTGCTTATGCACAGATTGGCCCTAGCCTCGTGACGCCTGACACTGGCGATTCTGAGGTTGAGCTTTCTGGCAAAGCTGGCATCAGCGGTGGCCCTCTTTACGGTGAGCTTTCATTCGCCACTGGCGACACTGAAACCACCGGCAACGTGAAGATTGGCGCTCGTTTCTGATCGCTGCTAGAACCTGACTGTCTCCTCACACAGACAGCACGAGGCTCCCGCAAGGGGGCCTTTTGTTTACCTACTGAACCATGCAAAAGGTCTACAACCTGCTTGGCGTTCTCGGCTTTGTCATGTCTGGCACGATGGCCGTCATGGGCGTGATGGCTTACACGCGCGTCCCGTCAATGATGAAGCTCTACATGAGCGAGATGAAGCTAGAGCTGACGGAGACGTTGACTCAAATGGTGCCTGGTCAGATTGATCAAGCGATGCCAGAGTTGCCGACCTCTACCGGTCCGGCTGTGCCGTTTAAACTTCCATGAGCGATCAGGTCAACTCACCAGCTCATTACACCAAAGGCCGCGTTGAAGCGATCGAGGTGATTGAGGATGTTGTGGCTGGTGCGCCTGATGCTGTCACCGGGTATCTGGTCGGCCAGGCGCTCAAGTATCTGCTGAGGGCATGGCACAAGGGCAACACCGTGCAAGATCTACAAAAGGCGGCTTGGTATCTGAACCGCGCGATCGACAGGTTCAATCCTTAGGTAATCATCTTTGTCCCAGCCACGGGATCTTCTGGGTCATGAGCTTCCGGCCCAAAGCCTTCAGCCTTGATCTGCGCCATGTCCAGTTCTGGCGCGGGTGCCTCTTGTTTCTGCTCAAACGAAGCTAGCCATTCACGCAATCTGTCCCCAGTGGGAGTCCCCTTGGGCCACTTGACCCATTTCAAAATGGCCTTTGTATCTGTAAACGGCCTGGCGCTGGTTCCGTTCATTACGGTGTAAACAATGGGCGGCCCCTCTCTTCTGCGGTTCCGCTCAATGAAAAGCTGACCTGCCACGAAGCGATCGCCTGATTTCATGCCTCAAATTCGTGAGATAGGTGTTCAAAGAATCGGCGTCCCTGACATCTCTGTGGGTCAGCCAATCCCGCCCCCTGTTTTACCAGCAGCACCGCCAGTCACCTCGGCAGCGTTTCCAGTTATTGAAATGCCTGGATGCGTGCGTGCGCGCGTCAGCAAAGGTAACGGTGTTCAAACGTTTGAGGATGATCCTCGCGGCACAGTAACGCTATGCGATGGCTCGGTTCCTGTTTATGACGCGCCTGATTACAGGCCCCGCGACTTCACTTGGGTGCAGCCTCCAGAAGCCCAAATAAAAAAGCCGGAGCCAAAGACCCCGGCTGCAGCCCCTTCTCTTGGTGTGCCGAGTCCTGACCTCGACAACCCAAGATTGCCACCGAGTAAGCCTTGCCCGCCTTTTGGCTCAAAAGAAATCGGATCGTTTAATAAATTAGGGACAGAGGTTCTTGCCGGTTACGAGCTGCAAGACGGCAAGTGCGTGAAGATCTGGGATCCTGTCCCCGTTGGGCAGGTGGTCAACAATTATGTTCCCGATGTTGGCCCGACTGTATCAGTCGCGGTAACTGCCGCATTTGCCACGACTGCAGCCATTTTGAGCAAGC